AATTTTTGCGCTGATTTTGGGGTCATTTTGAGGCCATTTTTAAGCGCATTTTTAGCACCGAAAATGACCCTCAAAAACAACCGATTTTTGAGCACGCTTAGGAGTCCACCTTGGGGGTCTAATTTTGACCTCAAAAACAGCTCAACTCGGGGGTCTAAAAATGACCCCCAAAACGACCCAGAAAAGAGTCTATTTTTGGTGCTCAATAAGATCCAAAACTTCGATGTCAGGAACGAATACGAATACTCCATTTTTCTCCGCAATGTATCCATTTCGGTTCCTTTCGTTATCAAATTCGGCGGTGAGGAGGTAGAGAGGGATCTTATAGGTGACCCCACCATAAATGTGAAGTCTATCTGCGGCCTTGCAAATCTCAAGGACCTCGGGGATGAGATCAATCTGAATATCTCCGATCTTGTTACCATCATACACCTCAAGGACGTGATCCCCACGGAATCGAACCTCGTAATTCTTGTCGTACTGTAATTCCATTGCTGTTATGTCTTTGTTACTGGGTATATATAGCAATTTTTGAGGAATTTTCACCTGATTTTGATAAAAACTGCTATTTTTCTTAAAGTCAGATGGTAGGCAATAACTA